GTGTGTCAGTCACCTCTTCGCCCGGAGTGTCTTCAGCCTCAGGCGCCGGTGTGTCAGTCACCTCTTCGCCCGGAGTGTCTTCAGCCTCAGGCGCCGGTGTGTCGGCAGCCGGCACCCTGTCGAACTTAGAGCGCGCGTCCGGATGAAGATTCAAATATTTTTCCGCGAGTTCATCTGTCAGGCTGTGCCGATTGTAGCAATCGTTCCCGATCCAAACGATGACGCCTGCCTTAAGCTGATATTTTTGTTCCTTTGCCATTTTTCCTTTGCTTTTCAATGTGTGATATATATCCATAACGGCATCGCTGTAGCGGTGATGACATCCGCAATCTCGAAGGTGTTCTCCGAACTCCTCGAAATAGAAACGAGCCACCATCGTCTTTTCCTCTGCCGTAAAAACAGAGTCGTCTCCGCCGTTTGCAAGCTTCGAGCGGAGACGGCTCACGCAGGATATGACCTCGTTATAAGTCATAGCCGTTCGGAGGTTAACTTGCCGCGGTCTTCAGTCCGTCATACAAGGCTTTCCCCGCAGTGTAGGATGCGCCGAGGTAGATGTTCACCGTTGGCGCGTCACTTTCCGTGAGGGTGAGTATCCCACCGTTGAAGGCATCGCCGTAAGGGTCTGCCTCGAAGGCGGACATCGTCAGTCCGTTGTCGAGCCCGAGCACCTTGAACGCTCCGGCGTTGTCGGAGCCCTTATCCTTGCACTGTACAATGGCGACAAAATCGCCGTTAAGTGCAGGGTCGATGAATTCCTCGGATACTGCCGGATCGTTGTTCAGAATGGCTACGACGAGATTCTTGGAGACCGTGTTCACATAAGTTCCCACTGTGGCAGAGGAGGTCGAGCCGTTGAACGGCTGACTGCCCTGCTGATAGACCTCGAAGGCTTTCTTCCCTGAAAGAAGAGGAAGCGCAGTCAGGACATTCTTGTGCGTGGTGTCATACTGAACGCCGCTCCAGTCTATGTCGGCGCGGTTTATCAGAAGGGCTTCCTTTTCGAAGCCCTTCTTCGGCTGGAGGGAGCAGTCACCCTTGGGCAGCCCCCTTGCTATTAATCCATCGCAATAACTCATAGCCTTTAGTCGTTAATAAGCCACAGTAATGAGATTCTCGTCTGCGATGAGCGTGCCGAGTGTGTCGCGGCAGAGGATGAAGTTCTTCTGCTTTGTCTGGTCAAACCAGGTCTGAATGTCGGCGATTTCGCTCTGAGACTCCGTACCGACAAGGAGGTTGTCCTTGATCGTGTAGACAGCACGTGCGGGTTTGTCCCAGGCACCTGCGTTCGTGGTGTTCTGGAGGTAGCCCTGGATGATCTCGTCGAGGAAAGGCACGGCGCGCAGGGTGATGCCGTTGTAGGTCGTTTCCTGTATGCCGTCGAAGATAGCCTTCCACTGGAGCTCGCTGCCCTTGTTGTTCCTCTTGATGTCAGCGCTGAGCGCATCGGCGAGGAACTGGGTCACATAGATGACCTGACCGTTCGCCTGACGAAGTTGCATAGGTGCATTTGCGATGAGGTCGTCGATCACCTTTGTCGCAGCTCCGGAGGTGTTGATGGCTGTGCGCTGTGTGGCCGTGGTCGTCTCGTTGTTCGCGGCGATGGTCACGCGGCTGATGTAGCCGTCAGCGCCTTCGCCCTTGGCCACGCCGTCGAAGATGTGCTTGAAGAATCCGTCGGTAATGGTGAAGTTGCCGGCGTTTGCGCCTGCTTTGAGCGTGCCCGAGGTATTCGTAGACTGGTCATAGACGCTTGCGTCCTTGTCGCCGAAGAACGCTATGCGAAGCACGAGCCTCTTGACCGCGCTCTCGAGAAGCGGCAGGACGATGTTGTCGAGATACTCCGTGCCTGTAAGGTCAGCGACGCTCGTGCCTGTGCGAAGCGCGGTCTTTCCGAGATTCGAGAGCAGGTCTTCAAAGCAGATGCCCTCCGCAATTTCCCACCTCTTGATGTCCCAGGTCTTTTCCGTCACCTTTACAAGGTCGTTGCCGTAGGTCGGGTCGCAGCCCTGTGAGGCTTTGCCGAGAAGTCCGAACTGCCCGAGGAGACCGACCTTCTTGCCATGCTCCTGCTTCGGGAGGAAGTTGAAGAGGTCACCGAGGCTGTCGATGTTTGTAACTGAGAGGAAAATCAGCTCTCTCAGGTCCCTCACCGCGCCATTGTCCGGGGTGAGGTTTGCAAAGTTAAGTCCAACTGATGCCATGTCGTTTGTCGTGATTTGTTAGTTCTGTTTTCTTGCTGCCTCTCTCATTTCGGCGAGTCTTTCTGCAACCCTTGAAGTCTTCGCCTCAGTCTTCTTTCTGGCTGGAGTCCTCGGAGCCGGGGTATAGCGTCCGGTGATAGCCTTGTCGAGCCACGCGAGCCCGCCGGCTGCCTTCACCTTCGCGAGAATGTCCTTCTCCTCGTCTGTCTTGGCGTTCGCCTTGAGAGCCTTCACTTCCGCAACGAGCCGGGCCAGTTCTTCCTCGTCGGTGCCGTCGGGATCCTCTTCTTCCGCCGGGCGGATCTCGGTGATTACGCCGTCAACGACCACGATGGTCGTGCCGTCCGGCATCTCATGCTCACCGTCAGGAGAGGCTGAATCCCCGACTGCGGGGTCTTCTCCTTCCGGCTTGTCGATGGTAAGCTCCGAGCCGTCAGCGGTCTCGAGCGTGTAGCCCTGCGCTGGAGTGTCCAGTCCGAGAGCTTCCTGGAGCGCCGCCATAGCCCTGGCGAAAGCTCCGAGTGTCTGTGTCTTTTTTGCCATATCTCTTGTTTTGATTGGTTTCAGCCTGTAAGCCGCCGAGAGCGGAGGGAGTATCTCAGTTATGATTCCGAGCTCTTTGGCTTCGTCGACATACATGAGGCGGTCTTCCTGCATTATGGCCTCTATCCGAGCGCGGTCTGCACCTGTGCGCTCCACATAGAAGTCCACGAAGCGGTTCTGCTCTTTCTGCAATTCCGCACCCATCTTCTGAAGCCTTCCCGCATCGCACTTGCCGTCGATGTTCCACCCGATGATATACGGGTTATGTATGCAGAGTTGCGAGTGTGGATATGCCCTCCGTTCAGAGGCTGCCATGAGGATGATGCTCGCGGTGCTTGCCGCTATCCCCTCTACCGTGGCGACGATCTTCTTGCCCGATGCCCTGAGCTTGTCGACGATCGCCCACCCGGTGTTGACATCTCCGCCGCAGCTGTTGAGCCGGAGGTCTATCTCATTGTCGTCTTCAGGAATGGCGGCGATGAACTCGTCGATATCCTTGAAGCACACGCCGCGCGTCGGGTCCCAGAACCTGATGTCGCAGGCGTCCTGGTCATTCATTATGTCGTCGAAAATCTTCAGTATCATAGTACAATGTCTTTGATGCAAAATTAGCGCGTCCCGCAATGGAACGCGCCAAAAAAAACGGATAGTTATTTGCCTTTATTTACCTTTGTTTACGTTTGTTTGACAAAGTGTGCCTATCGGGTAGCGATTCCCTTGATTCGGCTCATGCGAGTGCCCACCCGATCGATTTCCTCGACACTCACATAGATGTCGGCTGATGCCATCCCGGCCGCGACTGCCGAAGCCATATAATCGAATCCTGCAGAACCGCCAGCGCCGTTGAAAGCCTTGCCTCCCCCGGCCTCGTTCAGGGCTGAGAGGATGGGCGCGAACATCGAGGTGGATCGGGCGTTGATTACGCTCTCCCCGTTCGAGAGCCGCGCCGGTATGCTGTCCGATGTCGCCGTCCCCGGGCCTGTCACAAGACCTCCCGAGGCAAATTTTGCCGACTTGACGGAAACGATGGCGGAGGCCATGCCGGAGACCACTGCGGCAATGGTTGTCGCTATGGCGGCTATGTTTGCGGGGAACGGAACAGCCATCGCGTTCTTGATGCCTTCTGCGGTGGCCACACCCGTATCAATGGCAATCTGTGCTATGGCCAGTACCTTGGAGAGCTTGGTCAGGGCAGAGTTCTCTTCCCCGAGCTCGCCAATCGCTGAGGATATGTCACCGAGAGCCGCGGATATGGCCGTGGCGGTCGTCTTCTGCATCTGCCTTCTGGCTTCGAGTATCTCCTTCTCGGCATCAGCCTGCTTTTGCCACTCGTCTATCATCTTGTCTGTCTCAGCCTGCACCTGATTGAATTGATTGTCGTAGTACGCATCATCAAGCGCCTGCAATTCCTGGTTCAGAGTCTGTTTCTTGAGCTTGATGAGTTCCGCGGTCCCTTCCTGCTGTTCAAGCTGGGCGACCTCCATGTCATACGCCTGCTGCAGCTGCTCTTTCTTCAGGTCCAGTTCGGCGAGACTGCCCGCCTCTACCTGCTTGAGCCTCTCGGCTATCTCCTGCGCCTTTATGCTTGCCTGAGCCTTGACGCGCTCCTGTTCGGCCTTCACCGCTGCCTGCGCATCCTTCTCTGCCTGGTCGCTCGCTTTCTTGTCAGCGCTTGCCTGTGCATTGGTCTGACTGAGCAGCTGGTTCTTGGCCTCCACCATCTGTGCCGCCAGTTCCTTCGACTTGTTGAAGTATGCCGTTTCCGCCTGCCTCATCTTCTCGTAGGCTGCGGCGAGAGCATCGTTTTCCTCGGCCGAATTGTCGGCGAGCTTCGACTTTTCCTCAAGAATGCGATACTCTTCCCGAGCCGCGTCGAGGTTACGCTGCGATATGGCCTTCTCCCTGTCTGCGGCCTCCTGAAGGAAGCCTATACGTTCCTGTGCTGAATAGGTGAGTTTTTCGGCGGCCTTTGCCTTAAGTTGTGCGATGGCCAGTTCATCATCGGCGTTCTTCTTCCTGTTCTCCCGCTCTATCTTGGTGAGCGCGATCTGGTCGCGGGTCAGCTGCTGCTCCGTCTTCATCGCGTCCGTGACAAGCCCCAGCTTATCCGCGGCCTTGCCGAGATACTCCGCCACCTTGGCCACCACCTTGCCGAGGCCCTGGAACAGTCTTGTCACCATGGTCCCCACCGCGCCGAAGGCCGAGAAGGCGGAGGATACCCTGTTGGTGTTATCCTCGGAGCTCTTGAGCTTCTCGATGACCTTTGCTATGATGTTGACCAGAATTCCGAGGATGGCTATCACCGGAGTCTTGCTCATCGTCTTGAGGCCGAGCGTGGCATTCTTTATCGGGTTTACCATGCCACCCGCGGCTCCGCCCATACTGGCGAAGGCGTCAACTATGCCGTTCTTGTAATTGCCCACATTGCGGTAGTACCGCTGTGTGCTCTCTTCGGCAGCCTTGAGCTCATCGGTTATCACATTGATGTGATGTGCCAGCTCCTGTCCTTTGGCTCCATTTCGCTCGGCGGCCGACAGGTTGTCGAACTCTTTTGTCGCATTCGATAATTCTGCCCGGAGTGCCGCGAGGCTGTCCTTGTTGGTATTCGTCGCGGTGACGTTATTCTGCACTTCCTTGTTGAGCTGCTGCATCTGCTTGCTGTACGCCGTCACCTCGTTGCGGCTCACCGCCATCGCCTTCTGATAGTCCGACTCGCTGATGCTTCCCTCTTTCCGTGCTTTCGCGAGTTCCTGCTGCTTGGCTTTCTGCTCGTCGATCAGCTGATTCCATTCAGCTATCTGGGCGAGTGCCTTGTTGTTGTCCACGAGCACCCGAAGGATTGTCTCTCTGGTTTCCGTTGTTGCCATAAGTCTAAATCTTTATCATTGTTACCGTGCTCAGCCCCGATGTGCTGAATCTGATTCGTTCCACTATGAAGCACTGCCCCCATTGTCCGATATATACGGGCTTGGAATAATCGAATCCCGCCACATCCATCGCTGTCAGCCTCATGGTGCACTTCACCTGGAGAGGCCTACGCAGAACTTCCGCCGTGCGCGGATACCATTTTGCCAAGCGCGCCGGCCACTTGAGCGCGTCAGTGAAACTGAGAGCTGTGCCGTTGCCATAGGGCTTAAGTTCCATGAGATGAGGCTCCACCTTCTGCTCCTTCACCGTCCAGACGCCATTCTTGTATTCCTCCTTGAATATCGGTATGTCAGCGTAGTTCGTGGCGACGAATGGCAGCGTGTAATAGTCAGCATCAGCATCAATGGTGGTATCCTCGGTCACGAGTTCCCCGTCGGCTCCATCGACCTCGACGTTCTTGTTCTCCTTCCATCGGAACCAGTTGTTCTGTGCCAGAGCGTCGAGCGTGAACTCCACCTCATCCGGTTCTCCCGACCCCACGAGCCTGCTTGACCAGTCCAGCGCCTTTGCGGCGTCAGCGATGATAGATTCCCTCGTCACGAAATTGAAGCCGAGGCTCATTGTCCTATCCGGTACCGCCGCCATGTTGAAGAGGGCGCAGACCGCTTTGACATAATCCACCTGCTTGACGTCCGGGAGGTTGTTCGTGCTGAAGGTATCGCCGAGATAGACCTTGTCAAATTGCGGCACCACCTCAAAAAGCGACGGCGTGATATAGTTCGGGCCTGTCTCCGGAGGATCGCTCTGATCGGCAAAGATGTTGGCACTCATCTGAAAGAAATAGCCCTTATAGCCACTGACGTCAACCTTCTGTTCGATGTCTATGTTCCACATGGCCTTCTTGGGGAGCTGCTGGCTGTACACCTCTTCTGAAGAGCCGTCACTCTTGATGCCCATCACCTGGAACTTCGCCGCTGAGGGGGCATAAATCGCCCCATATCCGTTCCATTTGAAGCGTACGAGTACCTCCGTCGTTTTGGCCTTATGGATGAAGTCACGACTACTTTCGACGTAATTGGAATTTCTGTCGGTATAATAGCTCTTTTTAAAATAGAGCCTTATGGGATTATTTCCATACACGCCCTCTGAGTAGTACATCCGGGAGGCCGTGAATTTCAGCGATTCGCTGTCGGTAATGCTGTCTCTCGTGACAAAAGGCACCGCCATCTGCCTGAGCTCCGTATCCACATCATCGGGCAAGCCGAACATAACGGCTTCCCCTGCTATGCTGTTCATCACATACGACAGAAGCGCAGACGCGCCGAGTGCCGGATATGGAGCCAAATCGGTATGTTGGTTCAGATACACGCCGGTGTTGTAGTCAACATTCATCGGGAGCATTGTTCCCGGGTTATATGCGCTCGGTGTCCGCGACCATGTTATTCCGAGACGCGGTATGTCGCGGATGCTCTTGTCGGAGTCGAGCCAGGCAGCCAGAGCTGCCGTGCGATTCCAGGTGAAGCACATGTCGTATCCTCCGCCGCCGGCGCTCAGAAGCACGCCCCTGCCCGTGCAGCCGAAGAGGTCGATCCCGTCTATGAGCAGAACCGCGGCCATAAAGCGGCGCGGTGCCGTCGATTCATGCGCGAGGTTTTCCGGATAGTCCAGTGCCCTCGCGTTCCGCAGCGTTCGCGGCAGGGTGACGCTGTAGCTGTAGCAACTCTGCAGCTTGCTGATGTCGTCCAGGAAATTGGAATTAAAGTCGAAGGTAAGCTTCTGCGACCGCGGCAAATCGACCGGCTGGCCGCCTATATAGAGCTCTATGGTCATAGCGTCACGGTATTGAGCCCCGGGAGGCTGATTGTTATCTCGAAATCCGTTAATTTAGGAGTTGCGAATCGGCGGCTGCGGGTGTAGGCTCCGGCAGCCACCTCCACCCTCATCCATTTCGGACTTGTTCTCGTGCCGCCAACGAGGAGGCTGACGCAAGGCGATGCTGCAAGTCCGCAGAGCATGTCGAACTCATCGGAATTCACCCTGGTTCCCAGAGTCATTGTTCGTCCGGCAGTAAAGTTGGCTTTCAGGGCATTCCGGTATTCGCCGCCCACGGGGATGCTCGGATCGGCCCCGTAGTGCCGGCTCCAGTTCTCGGACACGGCAGTCGTGAACTTGTAGTTGCCGCCGCGGAAGAGCCAGTATCTGACCGCGCCTGTCCTGTCGAGCCAGCGGAGCATGAAGAGATCATCGCGGCGCGGGGTCCTGTCAACTTCTACCTTCCACGGTACGCCGCTGGCATCCGCCGATAGTGCACCGTCCTCGACGATATATTCAGCCACCCACAAATCGAGGGGCTTTCCTGATAGTAGATCAGCCTTGTCAGTGTTATCGTCTTGCTGCTGCAGGAGGTGCTGCACGAAGTCGCATTCCCCCATCGGCCCGGGGTAGTAATCAGTAAAATCGCCACCAATGTAGCCCTCAGTACCCAAGACATCAGTTTCGGGCATCAGGTCTACCGTACAAGGCCAATGAAGCCACATCCTCCGCGGTGCGGAGTGTCTGAACACCTCCCCTGCATCCAGAGCGCCGTATCTTGCCCGGAAATAGATGACTGCGAGACTCGTGCCGGATGTGGCCCTCTTGAGCGTCACCGTGAAGTCTTCATAGAACTTCACCGAAGGACCCGTGTAGTCCAGTGTTTCAAGAAGGGTGTCCGGGTCAGTGGCGAGAGCCTGCATTATTCCCGATATGTCCATCTCCACCTTCTGCGGCTGCCCCTGACTCCAGCCGATGCGCCTGCGCTCAGTGTACTGGCGCCCGCTGTCTGTGGCCACCGTGACGTCCATCCACAGGGACGCGGCTGTCGGTGTGGCGGACGACGTATTCGTGTACCGCACTATCTGGGGCGAGTACATGAACGCGAGCATGTTCGGATATTCCAGAGTCTCGGTCGAGCTGATTTTCAGTGTTCTCATATTTCTGTCACTTTTGGTATTGTCCTGTTCAGTCTGTCCGTCACGAGCACCTGCATCTGCGAGGTCACGCGACGTGTTATGGCTTCGAGCGTCCGCGGAATCTCAGGCGTATAGACGTCGTCCTTGCCCCCCTGGCGGCGCAGCCTCGATCCATCGCGCATCAGGGTGGTGGCCACCGCATAGGCATTGAGACGGAGCCTCTTTGCGTCTATCCATTCCTGTATCAGTTCGGCAAACCATTTAGGCGGGCGGGGGTATTGGTGCGCCCATGGACGCGAGCCTATCTCCAGAGTGGCGAACGCCTCCCTGCCCGTAAGGGCACCGCTCAGGCCATTCGCCTCCACTGAAAGGCCGGCGACCGTCTTGCCCGTCGCATTCCGCCCCGTGGCCACTATGTTGTCCGCCACCCTCTGGCGCAGCCCCTCAAGCTCGCTGCGCAGAATCTCAGTCACATTGATGCTGCTCATTCCATGCAGGTACCGTCCTTTTCGGTCAGGCTAAATTCAAACATCACCACCACGAGGTTCACGTCGAAGGCGTCATAGAGCACCGACCACACCATGTCGGTGATATCCTCGAAGAGCCCGGTGTCCTGCAGCCTCGTGAGCAGCGACACGCCGAGTCCCTTGAGCTCATCGGTCAGTTCTGCCACCTTCTGCGGGTCGTAGTCCAGAGCTATCTTCCGGCTCATCGCCACCTTCGTTCTCTGCGTCTCCCGCCCTCTCCTGTACAGCGGGGTCTCGTCAAAGGAATAGGTGCCGTCCACCGGCTGGATGTTCAGGCAGGCCGGCGCGTCGTTCCCGTGGAGCAGCGCGTCCAGCACCTGGTTCAGGTACGGCAGCGGGCCATACTTGTAGGTCAGTCCCATTGCCACGGCCTCTTTTCTGATGATGTTCTCGAAGTTCATATCTTGTCCGTATTACATTTTCCGTTTAAGCTCCCTCGCTCTGATATCCTCAAGACGCCTCTGAAATGCCGCCACAGCCGCGTCGTTTGCCCTGCACTGATAAATCCTTAACCACGGAGTAGAAAAGGCTTCGTCGTGGCTGTGAAGGCCCATTCTGAGGGCGTACCAGTCCGCGAGTCCAAACGTGCCGAAGTCGAGAGCCTCGCTGCCCGCCATAATCTCCTGTGCGGTGGGCCTTGAAGCTATGGCCTCGAAGAGTCCGGCGATCCTCAGGAGCTCCGAGGTCACGCGGTTCACGATGCCCATCATCTTGTAGGCGTCGGCCCTCAGCGTCCGCCTCTCGCTCCATCCGAAGAGCACGCGCCCTGTGACGAGGAAGAGGTCGCGGGTCGTGCGGCACTGCCAGAACCGGTCGATCTCTTCAAGCGTCAATCCGTTCAGGTCCGTAGGGACTCTCCTGCCCGCTATTTTGTCCGGGCATTCTACCGAGAGAAGAGCCGCCTGCCTGTCATCGGCCAGAAGGCGCTCCCACCGGAGAAGGTCTGACACTGTTCTCATCGTCCTCATTTCCTCTGCCCTCCCACTGATTCCCAGCCGGCGGCCATTCCCGCCGTGCCGCCGCGGTGCACCTGTGCCTGATGCACGAACTTCGTGAATACCGCATAGCGCATCGCGTCCATGGCGTGGTTGAAGTCGTCGATGGGCTGATTCAGCAGCTTGCCGTCCGCGTCCACCTCCCAGGTGTAATTCCTGAACTCCCGGATGGTGTTGACGCTCCGCTTCGTGACTCTCAAAGTCCACCCCTGCACTTCGCTGATCTGCGCGTTCAGCTCCTTGGCCTTATAGGACGGGTAAGCATTGAACCCTGCAAGCTTGAGCTTCCGTATTGTCTTCGGCTCAGCGCAATCGGCGTAAATGCCCGCCCCTCTCATCGGCACCCCTGCCGCTTTCATCCGGCTGATCAGTTCATCATCGAGCAGCCCCGTGTTATAGATGAGCTCGTCAATGTACAGGACCTTTCTGGGTGTGTCGGCATAGAGCCGCAGGAGCGCCGTCGGGTCATTGCTGAATCCGAAGTCCAGCCCATAGAGCTCCACGAGTCCGGTCGCTTCCGGCATCCGGTCCACCTGGTCAAACCGATATATGAGCCCTTCGAGCTCGCCAAAGAGCCCGAGGCCGTAGACCTTCCACCAGTTGGCGTTCTTCTTGTTTGCCTCTATGCTCTTCACCTGTTCGGCGGTGAGCCACAGATTGTCCCGATAGGTGCTCCGGATGCTGTGCACTCCCGGCTGCCCCGTTATATGCTCCTGCACCCAGAAGTCGTGTGTCGGGTTGTAGTCGATAATCTTCAGCCCTGTCGTCCTGATGATGAGCTGCAGCACCGTGTCCCACCTGAGGTTCTGCCCCTCGTTGATGAAGAGCCGGTCACGTGCCGGGCCGTGCACCCTCCCCGGCTTGTCGACGCTGAAGAACTCGATGATGCTTCCGCTGGCGAAGCTGTAGGTGTTGGAGGTCGCGTTCCATCTGAAGTCGTCCCATCTGGAGTCGTCGGCCATTATCTTCTTGAAGTCACGGATGGCTCCCTTGCTCAGGTGCGGGAAGGTCTCCGATACTACGGAGGTGACTGTCGGTGTCTTGTCGTACTCGGACAGCAGGCTGAGCAGCTGGAGCGCGCTGTAGGTCTTTGTCGACCTCGTTCCGCCGCAGCTGTCAATCGTCATCGCACCCATCGTGTAGGCGTGGAGCATCTCTGAAAACACCCGGGAAGTCGTCATCATTCACCCCCTTTCAGCTTCTCCAGTTCCTCTGCCGCCCTGGCGTCCTGAACCACTACCTGAAAGCCCTTGACCGCGAGGTCCGCCGCGATTTCAGTTCTCTCCGTATAGCCCCGCTGCTTGTACTTGGTCTTGAGCGCGAAGATGATAGCCGTCGTGTCTCCCTGGCTGACCCGGTCATAGAGCTTCGCTTCCACCATGTCGCCGAACTGCTCGCAGCCTTGGGTCACGGCTGCCTCTTCGGCGGCCGCGAACACCGGGTCCTGCTCCCTCCAGGCCTTGACCGTGTCGTGCGTGAGGTTGCCGGCAGATTTGTACGCCGGAGTCTTGAGCCCCCCGAACTTGACGAGCGCCTCAAGATAGAGCGCCTTGGCTCTTTTCTTCTCCGCGGCCGAGTATTTCTGCCCGGGGCGTTTTTTAATCCGCGAATTGTGCGAGCTTTCCATCTTTTGAAAGATTTAGTTTATTTTTTCCGCATGCCGACCAGACCGTCAGTCCTCCCCAACTCATCGGCTGCGGTTTCAGGTCCTCCAGCCATCTCGGAAATGATTGTAAGTTCTGCATTTGCGTTTAGATTTTACGCAAATTTCGCGGTAATGCAAAGAATTCACCGCATTTTTCTTTGAAAGTTATTTGACAAGGGCTAAAAAACGCAAAAAAGGCACAAAAATACTTTGAAAAAAAGCTTGTAAATCAAAAATATTTTGTACCTTTGTACTGTTGAAAGGAAAAGCCAGGGCGCCTGAAAGACCGGGAAAAAACCTCAGAAATTTTGAAACGATGACGATCTTAAAGTTCACTTTCAAAATCTTCTTCATCAAGATAACGATAGAAATCTGATGAACAAGTCTCGGGGGCTGCGGCTCAGCCCCCTTGATTTCTGAGGCTCTGCAAATTTAATCAAATTTATGGAAAACAAAAAAGAAGCGAGAGGCGGAAGGCGCGAGGGCGCGGGCCGCAAGTCCAAGGATGTGGTCAACGTGTCCGTCAGTCTTCTCCGGGACAACGCCTTGAGGATTGCTGAAATGGCGGACGGCTCCGGGCAGTCCAAGAGTGCCGTCATCAACATGATTCTATCCCGCTATTTCGCCGCGGATTAGTCTCACCTGCTCCATCACGTAGTTCTGCAGGTCTCCCTTTCCCGTCAGGGCGTCCATCACCCGGCAGTCGATTGTCCCCTCCGCCACAAGATGGATGACCCTGACGGGTTTCTCCTGCCCCTGCCTGAAGAGGCGCGCGTTCGCCTGTTGGTATAGTTCAAGATTCCAAGTCGGCGTGTACCAGATGATGATGTGTCCGCCCTGCTGCATGTTCAGTCCGTATGCCACCGATGCCGGATGTGCCAGGAGCACCTGGATCTCCCCGTTGTTCCATCTCCTGAGAATCTCCGGCTCTCCCGAGAAATGGACGGGGTGGTAGCCGGAGAGGCGCTGCATCATCCTCTCGCGCTCGCCTGTATAGCCGTAGAACACCAGCACCGGTTCACCCGCGGTCTCCACCATCTCTTCCAGGGCTTTGAGCTTCTCGTCACTGACGGGGTGATAGGCTCCATCCTCGTCATAGATCCCGCCTCCGGTGAACTGGAGGAGTTTGTTCGTCAGCACCGCTGCCTGCTGCGCCGTCACCATCTCAGTCTCGCTGACGCTGATGATGCAGTCGCGCTCGAACGCCTTGTACATGTCCCGTTCTTTCGGCGTCAGGACGATGCCCTTGCGGATGTCGATGCGCGGCGGCAGCGTGAGGTAGTCCGCCGCGCTCATCGACAGGCAGATGTCCGACATCCTCTTCGTGATGGTGTCCGCCGCTCCGCGCACGGGATTCCAGTCATAGACGACGTGCCCGCATCCCCTGCCGGGCTTGAAGAACTCACGCCGGTATCCCGTCAGAGTCCTGCCCAGCCTCTGCCCGAAGTCAAGCAGGTAGGCCTGCGCCCAGAGGTCCATCAGTCCGTTCGGGCTTGGCGTTCCTGTAAGCTCGACGAGCCTGCGGATGTACGGTCTCACGCGTCGGAGGGCCTTGAACCTGCGGCTCGACGGTGACTTGAAGGACGACGCCTCATCCAGTACCACCGTGTCGAACGGCCACGCCGGTCCCGGGTATTCCTCCGTCAGCCATTCGGTGTTCTCGCGGTTTATGACCGTGATGTCCGCCGCTGCCGCGATCGCCCTGCGTCTCTGCGCCGCGGTCCCCACCGCCACGGAGATGGTCAGTCCGTCGAGATTGTCCCATTTGTCAAGCTCCGCCGTCCAGGTGTTCACCGCCACGGACTTCGGGGCTATGATCAGCACCCGATTTGCTTCGAGGCTGTCAAGCAATTCCTTCACCGCGCAGAGGGTCACTGCTGTCTTTCCCAGTCCCATGTCCAGCCAGAGGGCGCAGCCCTTGTGCCGGCAGATATGCTCTATCGCTCTGCCCTGGTACTCGTGTGGTCTAAAGATTGGCATACTTGTCCTTTATCGCTTTGTTTATGAACGCGTCAAGTGCGGCGGAGTTGTCAATGACCGCCACTTCGAATCCGAGAGCCCGGATGGCCGCGTGCGTGACGTTCTGGAGTCTTGTCGGTCGGCATCCCGTGCTTTTCAGCTCTGCGAACACCGCCCGGCCTCCAGGAAGCAGCACGAGCCTGTCGGGGAGTCCCCTGTGATATTGCGCCGTGAGCTTTATGCTCTCGCCCCCGATGGCCTTCACCCTCTCTGTCAGGTGCCTCTCCAGTCTCTTCTCGCTTTCTGCCGCGAGTCGTTTTTCCTCGATCGTCATCATAGTGCCAGCAGTCTGTTGAACTCGCGGGATGCCGCCGCGTCCAGCCTTCTGAACTCCGCGTCGCTCGAGAGCCATCCTTTTCTGCAGTTCTCGTGGTATGATACTGTCTGCCGTGTTCTGGCGACCATCCTTGCTATCTGCTCGTAGGTGAAGCCCTGCTCGCGCATTATGTGCGTGAAGATGACCCTTGCCTCACATACCATCTTCGTCCTTCCGCTTCCTCTGGCGAGGCTGATGAATGCCTTTCGCCTGACCTGCGATGCTTCCTGTCCGAGTGCCGCGTAGGCGATGCCATGCCACGCCGCCTGGATGATTCTGTTTTCCGCCTTGTTCATAATCATTGCATTTTGGTGTTAGTCGTTTTTGGCAACAAAGAAGACCCTGAAGGACTTTCCTCTCAGCGTCGGGAGACGGTGTTCCACAAATCTCCGGAGTCTTGTTTCCTTTATGGGCGCGAGAGCGCTGTGCCTGTATGTGAGTGTTGCCTGATAGCGCCCGTCAAGCATCACATCAATCCTGGTCTCTGTCATTTTGTCTCCCTGTAAAGAATTGTCGGAACAGCCAGAGCCGAGGCGAACGAATATTCTTTGTCAGCAAAACCGAAGCTACCAACTGCCATCCAACCGAGTACATCGTTATATCGGGAGCAAGTCCAAACATCATGAGTGAAGTTACGTAGGAGGTCTGCTCCCTCGATTGTCTCCGCAAGTTCGTCGATGGCTTTCTTCTGGTCTTGAATTTCCATAGCCGCAAGCAGTGTCGGCAATCCGAAAAGAAACCTGTCTACGGCAGTGAATTGATGCACGAACTTCGCGGCAGGACTGCCGAGAATGCTAAAGGAGTTAGTCGCATATGTGTTTTCTTCCCTCTTCAAAGCCTTTATTTCGGACTCAGCTTCGAGATCACAATTGGCAATTCGGGCTGTCTCAAGCATCATCCTTTCCGCATACTTCGGATAAATCAATGCCTTCTGTCCGTTGAGAAGTTCAATCTCGATTCCCTCGATACTTTCGAGCCTGTTCTGACCCTCGCATCCTTCTTTGTAAATGATTTTTGCCATAACTATTCCTCCATTGCTTTTACAAAATCTTCTACACAAATCATTACAACGCCCTCATTTGCTTTTGAACCTTGTTTCGCAAGCCAGGCCGTTGCCTTTTCAAGCATCCATTGCGCCCCTCTCTCGAAACCATGTTCCCATATGCCATAACCTTCTTGCCTTTCGTGTTTTTCGTAGGGTGACTTGTATTTGTCGTCTATTTGTGCTTTCATGTTTATTACATTTTGGGGTTATTATCAAAAAGTCGTTTTGGGCGTTGGAACAATGGAACAATAATTTTCCATTGTTCCAACAAGATGCCGTTTAGGCTCTCGCGTATGTGTGCGCGCATCCTAAATGCTCTATAACTTTTTTTCCTTGATTTTATTGGTCCATTGGTCCACTATGCCCTAAATATTTGTATATTAGTCTTTTGCATCGGAACAATAACCGGAACAATCGCTGCTTTTATTGGTCCATTGTCCCACTTGAACTCTGCGGGCATAGAACATTGTTCCGGCTATTGTTCCACCTTGTTTACTTACATTTTGGCGCTTTTTATCCTGTATATGCGCTGTTTTCCATATCCCGATATGCGGGAACGTCCTACATCCTCGACCTCGTCCATGCGCCTCAGAATCTGGTTGATCTCCCTCGTTCTGTATCGGGTCATCGCGTCCATCGGCTGCTGGAAGCACTCCGTGAGAAGCTCCACCGCGCTGATGGTCTCCCGTGTGATGCCCGGGTCCCCGTCGTCTATGGCGGCTCCCGTCCTGAAGAACTCGCGCCGCTGCAGGGGCGACAGGGCTTCCCACGACATCGGCAGCCTGCGCCTGATGAACTCGCGGATGACGCCCTCGCGCTCATCGCCCGCCACCTCGTTGTGGGCCTCCTGCCTCAGCCTTGCCAGCTGCTCCATCTGTCCCTCGAGGTAGAGCTTCTCCCCGCCTCGCAGCCTGGTGACTGCCTCGGCCCATATCTGGTCGCGTTCCTTCGGAAGGTCGGCAAAGACGCTCTTCGCGGGCAGGTCGATGCCGCACTCCACCACCCAGAAGCGCCGGTTGCCCGTGTCTCCCTTCAGGAACGCGATTTCGTTGGTCGTGGCGAAGAACACGCACTGCCTCGGGTATATCTCCACCTTCCGTCCGTATGCGGGTCTGAAGCTGTCCTCCGTCTTTGACAGGAAGGCCTTGTACGCCTCCGATGTGGATTTCTTGTAAGATGTCATCTCCCCTATCTCCACGAGCCATTTTCCCCTGAGCGACTCCATCCCTTCCTTGCCCTCGATGGTGACCAGGCTGTCGTCGAACCACTCGCCCCCGAGTGTCCGGATGAGCGTGGACTTCCCGAGTCCCTCAGCGCCCGTGAGCGAGAGGATGTAGTCGTACTTCACGCCGGGGTGGAACACCCGCGCGACGGCGGCGCACAGGTGCTTGCGTGTCATCGCCCTGGTGAGGGCGTTGTCCTCGGCGCCGAGGTAGTCCTGGAGCAGCGTGTCAATCCTCGGCGTGCCGTCCCATTCCAGCTTCGAGAGGTAGTCCCTCACCGGGTGGAACGCCCGCCGGCTCACGGCGAGGTCCTGCGCGTCAAGCAGCGAGGTCTTGCTCGTGAGGCGGTAGCAGCGGCTGACATAGTCGATGAGCCCCGCGTCGTCGCTGTTGTTCCAGAACGGATCGGCGTCCCTGCGCCGCCACGGCAGGTCGGCCGTCACCACGTCCCTTCCCCTGAAGATGTCGCGCTTCACGCATCTCGAGAGCAGCGGGTCGTTTGCGCAGATGAGTCCGAAGTTGTACGGTGACGGGAGGAACGCGCGCCCCCTGTCGTCCATCTGCATCTTTGACATCCAGTCCTCGTCCTGCGACTTCGGGTCCCGCGCTCCCGCGATGACGTCCCCGAACTCGCGCTTGAGCTCGTCGCCCTTCTCCCGCGCCATCCTCGCACGCACCCTCTTGTCTGCGGCCGCGAAGCTTGACATGGCGATGTATGACGGCGTCTTGTTCACCGGCGTGTCGGGCTTTGTCCCGTCGTCCAGCTTCCCGAACCGGTGTATCCGCACGAGGTCGAAGGCGTTGACCTCCCGTCCGAACGCGGGGTCCGTCCCGTGGTTGCTGAAGGCGAAGAGCCCGCCGTCATAGACCACGAGTCCCTGTGCCGTCGAGCCCGCGGTGTAGGTGTAGCGGTCGGGGTTGGTCGTCGGCTCGTAGACTTTGGGGAGGAAGGTCGCGATGGCGTCGTGGATGTTGTACTCGCGGCAGAACGCGCCCACCACTCCCGGCTTCTCCGTCGGGTCCTGCATCCTCTTCTGGCGTGCCTTGCCCGCCGGGGAGTCGCCCTGTGCCGACGGCCACTCCGCGGCGTTGCGCCAGTCGTTGTAGGAGGCGAGCGCCGCGTCCGCGTCATAAGGCTCGCCCGTCCCGCTCCTGAAGATGTAGTCCGCGTCCGCCGGGCAGCTCGGCCAGTACATCAGCCGGCAGGGCTCGAAGGTCGAGCCGTCGAAGAGCCCGATGCCTATGTCGTCCGCCATGCGCCTCGCGATCGGCACGTATTCGTCCGGCGTGACCTCCCTGGAGAGCGGCACCACCAGCCTGTACCTCGGCGCCCTCGGCGTGTGGCTGTGAGTGGAGTAGAGACACCAGGCAGTGCCTGCCATCACGTCCTCCACCACTCCCACGGTGCTCGCGCGTCCGTAGTCGATGTCCAGGGTGACGAGCGAGCGCGACTTCATCTCCGAAGCCTTGCGCTGCGCTCCGGTGAACGCCCCGCCGACGAACCCGCCGACGTCCTTCACCGCACCTCTCTGCTGTGCGCTCATCTTCTGGTAGTCGCCCATCGTCTCCGGCGTGCGCTTGGCGCGCGCGAGCCTTCCGGTGAGGTCCTGCCACGAGATGTCGCGGGCCTTCCACTCCTTTTCAGTCCTTGACCGTCCGGTCGTAATCCTGTAGGTAATCATTTTTTGTTCCTCCTCCTGGCTATCAGTCCCCGGAGTCTGAGCAGTGCGGCGGCATCCCCGTCCACACTCACGATCTCCAGCCCGAGGTCCTGCATCAACTTCTCTGTCTCCGTCACCACTCGTCGCAGGTCTCCGTCTCGGAGAGGAGCGCCCTGCGCCAGTCTTCCCTTTCTTCCCTTGTGATTTCTTCCCTGATTTCTTCCGGCGTCATGTACATGTCGGTCCAGTCTGTCTCTTTCATTGTCCATATGTTTTTGTGATTTGTATTAGTCCTTGAGATAGTACGGTGTGCAGTAGCCCGCGCCCCTCAGCGGCAGCCCCGGAGCCCAGTCTATCGGTGTGGCGAAGATGTCCTTGAGTTCCCGGAGTCTCGATTCGTCGGGGACCTCGCATATGAGCTCGTCGTGCACGTGGGCGACTATGCGTATGCCTGCCGCCTCGACCCTTCCCATGGTCTCGACGAGGCAGTCCCTCGCCATGGCCTGGACGATGTTTTCCGTGAGCTTCCCCCCGTAGGTCGGCACCCAGCCGTACTTCTTCGTCGCCTGCTCGGTGCCCCGGAACGCGAGCTTGCCGTCTTCCCTGCGCGTCATCTGCGGGTAGACGATGGACCTCCCGGACGGCAGCGTGATGACCGTGCAGTCGTGCTGCCTGGTTATCATGAGCAGTCCGTCCTGCGGGTACTCCACCGTTCCGAAGCGTGACGCCCTGTCCACCGCCCTCTCGATGGTTCTCCAGAGAGCCACGATGTTCGGGTTGGCCTGCCGCCAGTCCGCGACGATGGAGCCCATCTCGTCCTCCCCGAGTCCCATGCGCTTTCCGCCCATGGCCTCCAGCGCTGACACTCCACCGCCGTAGCCGAGGGCGAGGACGGCTATCTTGCCCTTCTGCCTGCGCGGGTCGGTCTTCGTGATGTCGTCGATGTCGCAGTGGTACATCTGGGCAGCCGTGGCCTCGTATATCTTCCCGTGGGTGCGGAACACGTCGAGCACCCAGTCTTCTCCGGCGAGCCACGCTATCACGCGCGCCTCTACGGCGTTGAAGTCGCAGACCGCGAGGGTCTGTCCCTCCGGAGCGATGAACGCCGTTCTGATGAGCTGTGAGAGGGTGTCCTGCACGCTCCCGTAGCAGAGTCTCAGAAGGTCGGAGTCGCCTTCCCTCGCCGCGTTCCTGGCGAAGTCCAGTCCGTCGATGTGGTTCTGCGGGAGGTTCTGCATCTGCACGAGCTTTCCCGCCCACCTGCCCGTGCGGCTGCCGTGGAACTGGAAGAGCCCGCGGACGCGGTCGTCCGAGCAGGCGCACTCCAGCATCGCCGTGTACTTGGCGCACGAGGTCTTCCCCATCTCCGCCCTGATTTCAAGCACGCGCCTCTCGGGACTTCCCTGGGCTGTCTCTTCAACGAGCCCCGGCATGTCCTTCTTCGCGAGCCCCTCGACCGCGTGTCCGAGCCGTCTTCCGAGCCATTCCTTCAGCTGCGTCGGGCTGTTCGGGTTGGACAGTCCTGTGAGTCCCTGCGCCTCCGCGCTGAGCCTCGCCCGCTCCACGTCCACGGCCCTGACGGCGCTCTCCGCGAGCCGCCGGTCAATGAGCACGCCGCGGTCGTTGATGCGCTGGTCGGTGGTGTAGGCCGCGTTCTCCGATACCGGCACCGAAAGCCATCCGAGCCTGCGGTGCAGCTCCCTCTCGACCTCCACGTCCCTGACGCAGTAGTCGCCGAAGGTCTTCCATTCGTCGGGGAAATCCTCGGGCAGAGCCCTTGTCCCGTGGTTGAACAGCCCCCGCGTCCGCGCGTGCGGCTTGCAGAAGAGCTGGATGAGTCTCCGCCCCTCGGCCATCTTCTGTTCCTCAAGCCCGAGCTCCGCGCCCGCGTCCTTGAGCGAGAGCGGCAGCCCGCAGCGGGCGCAGAGCACCATCGTACAGTGCCACTGCGCCGGATCGAGGTACGTGTGTTCGGGCAGCTCCAGATAGCGCGAGAGGCAGACGCGTTCGAATGCCGCGTTATGTGCCCACTTGCGCACCGTCGGGTCGGTCAGCGCGGACAGGAACTCCTCCGGCAGATCCTCGCCCGCCCCTGTCTCCACCTTCCTGACTGGTTCGTCCCCGAAGGCGTAGCACACGAGCAGGACACGGAAGTCCGGATGCTCCGAGTACCTGTAGAGTCCGGTCGCCGCGAGGTCCTCGGGGCTGTAGGTCTCTATGTCAATGTGAAGGTCTTGCATTTCTGATTTGTTTTGTTGTTGGAGCCCCCGGCCCCATCCCTGGAACCGAAGGCTGATGAAAGAGAAAAAGAGGAGGTATGTCAGATGATGTCCTCAGGGAGGTCGTCGTTCAGGTCATCGATGAGGTTGCCGAAGTCGGTGTCCGCTGACGCCCTTCCGCCGAGGAACTCGCCGTCCTTGGTCTTGAGGACGTTGTTGAGCCCTGCGGCCACGCCCTTGTTGCCGTTCTTCGCGTAGCCGTAGAAGTTCACCGATGCGTAGCCGTAGCAGCCGCTGTAGAACTCGTTTTCGTCGGTGATGGCCACCGCCGCGTTCTTTCCGTTCACCACTCCGGGCTTCACTATGCCCGGCTGCCTCTTCGAGCTTGCATTGATGAAGTACGCGCCCTCGTATGCAGGGTCGTCGGGGCGTTCCTCGTCGCCGTCGCGGAGCGGGTTCTTCCATCCGGCCGTCTTGCCGCCCCAGAGGGAGGATTTCGCGGTGTTCGCCGCGGTGGCGATGGCCGCCTTGATTTTCTCCACGAGAGCCTCGTTGGCCTTCGGGATGATGAGGCTCACTGAGTATTTCGGTTTTGTTTTGTCCATGCTGTCGGGGGTGAAGACGTGTGCGTATGAGAACCGCACCTCGCCGATAAGGACTTTTGTGTCCGTCATTGGATTGTTTGCCATAATTTTGATGTTTTAATGAAGTTTTTATTTGTTGATTATTTCCTTGAAGTCGTCCTCAGGCCTATCCATCGGTGCTCTCGGGTCTTCTTCGGGCACCAGTGTGGGCTTGCCCTTAGGCTTGACTATGTAGTCGCCCAGGAGGGCGTTGAAGCCCTTTTTCGTGAGGACCTTTTCGAGGTCGGTGATGTTCTTGAGTTCCGGCGCCTTCATGTAGACCGCCGAGTCCGGGATGTTTTCCTTGAGTATGGTGAGCACAGCATCCTTGTCGCTGAAGGTGCGCACGCTGCGCCCCTCGACGAGCTTGAATCCCGGCAGCGGGCGTCCTTCGATGGCTTCGGTGAGCGCGTTGCTTTCGAGTGCCTCCAGCCACGCCTTGATGGTCGGTGCTTTCCTCAGTGCCGCTGCCATCTCTTCCGGTGTCATCACCGTCTGCGCCATATGCTCAGCATACCCGGCGAGGGCCTTGCACTTGTACGCCACACGACAGAACTTGCAGTGCTCCCCCGCTATGGCGGGACCGGTTCCCCTCCATGCCAGTTCGGCCGCCGGCTTGAGTATGAGGTTCGCCCAGTCGAGCAGCTCCGCGGTCGTTATCTCGTCGCTCGACACCCATCCGAGCCTCGGCTGGATGATGGTCATCTTCACGTTCTCGACTTCGGTGTAGAGGTCGCGTCCGAATGAGAGCCAGACACCGAGCGCGTAGTTCCGCATCTGCGGGTTTTCCAGTGCGCTGACCTTGACTCCCTTTCCGTATTTGAGGTCATAGACACGGAGGGTCTCCGGTGTGATCATCACCGCGTCGGAGCTTCCGAAGGACTGTGGCACGTATTCGCTGAGGTTGAACTTGTGCTCTATCAGAAGGGTTGCTTCCGGTGCCAGCCTCAGGTAGTCCTCAAAAACGAGTCTGACGTAGTTGTGCCATACCTGCGACGCGATTTCCTCCGCGTCGAACTCTACCCCGCAGTCAGTGCGGAGCTGTGCGAGGCTCTCCTTGTCGGGCTCTTCGGGCAGTACCTGCGCACCCGATGTGAGCAGCGCCCTCAGGCAGTTCTCCGCGAAGGCGTGGGCGACGGTGCCCTCCCTGGTGTAGACGGTGTCCTTTGACGGCTCCGCCGCCTCCAGTCTTGCCGCCGCCGGGCAGGACATCCATCGCTTTGCCGCTGATGGCGCGAGTAATGCGTGCGCTCCCATATCAGATTCCGAGTTGATCAAGTGATTTCTTAAGCTCCGCCCTGCGCTCGGAAGGGCACTCGCTGCTGGCCTCGATTCCGAACTGCCTGAACACCTCGCGAATCTCGGGAACACTGGCCCGGGACTTTGCCTCTCTCACGGCCTGGCGGAGCACCTCATCGGATACCTCTGCTACTGTCGCCGCAGGTGCAGCCACCTCTTGCGCAGGTGCTTTTACCGCTTTGGCATTGTCTTTTTGCTGTGTGGCCGGTGTTTCCGGCAGTGCCTTGTGTCCCTGGAAGAGTCCGGAGAGCAGGCTTTTCAGCTGTTCGCTGACGGTGAGCTCGACGCTCACGCTGATGTTTAATGGTTGCATGGTGAAATGGTATTTAGTTGAACAATTTGTTGAGCTCGTCTTCGAGGCATTCAATCTTCACCTGAGCCTCGTCGATGTCCTGCATGATTTGCAGGGCTTTCAGCAGTTTGCTCCGATCGGCCAGGATTCCCTTGAAGCTGATTGCGGCGGTTGTCGCTTGCACTCTCCTGACTCTTGGTTTCCCCGCCGTTGCGGCCTTTGCTTTCGCGGCTCTTCCGCGGGTCTTCTTGGCCTTTTCTGTCCACTCTGTAGGCACGACATCGAGGCTCTCGTCGATTGCTGGGGCGGGCACCTGCCCTGCCGCCTTAACCCCGCGCGGCATCTGATCTAATGGTAACATGATATGATTGATTTTAAGTTGTTTCGGGGGACCGTCCCGTCCCGGCGGTGCCGGTCCCGAAGTAGGCGAGGGATTCCACTCTGTGTCTGCTGTCCCTCTGTTGTAAAAGAGCTATCGGGATATTTTTCGCTTTCTGGTCTTCAGTGCCTCCAGCACCTTCTCGGCGTCAAAGACGATTATCTGTCCGTAGGAGTAGGTCGCGTCGTCTATCAGCCCCGTTTTCCGCAGCCGCCACGCCTGCGTCTTCGACATTCCGAGGAGCTTGGCGAGCCCGTCGAGGCCCTGCACCAGCCACTTCTCCCTGGTCGCGGGCTGCTGCGGCTTCTCTTCTTCTGCCTTTATGGTCTGGCCGAAGCCGGCCGCCCTCAGCGTCTCCATCAGCTCGCCGAGCGTGATGTCTATGAGTCTTGTGTCCGTTGTCATCGCTTGTCCTCCAGGTCCTTCAGCGCGCCGGCTATGGCGCAGATTATCACTGTGACGCCGCCCATCAGCATGGCGTATCCCAGCCACGGGATGTGCTCGTATGCCACCGCTCCGGTGAGCGAGGTCGCTGCTCCCGCAAGCACGAGTATCCTCAGCGCCGCCTGCCTTGTCATCTTCCTTCTCATGGCTACTTCGTCCTTGTGACCCTTACGGTCTGCCCTTTCTTTGCCGACACCGTGTAGGCTCGGTTGAGGTCGTATGCGATCCGGTAGGCTGTTGTAGCCACGACTGACGACTTTGCCGTCTTCGGCAGTGTGAGCGTCTGCCCCACTTCGAGGGCCTTGATGCTCGCGCTGTAGTTTGTTTTCTGCTTTGTCATTGCTTTGCGTTTTATTTTGATTTCTTGCAGTCTTCGGGGGAGTCGAACCCCCTGGTATCGTTATGTATGTGCCGTATGATTTTTAAGGCTGCAGCCCGTGCTGCCTGAAAGACTGTCACCACCTCCCGGCGGTTGTTTCTTGCTTGCCTGCCGTTTGCCGGGGTGGAGGGAGTCGAACCCTCGGCTCAGGTACATGCTCATTCATCGTTACCGAACATCCTACGCTTTGGGGCTTACTGCTCGTGATGAACTTTGCCTGTAATGTCGCCCCGCGACCTGCACCCCGTGTCGCTTACTTCTTCAGAATTTCGTCTGAAGGGATGCTCATCCTTATCGCCTTGAGCACGCTTCCGAGGAACTCTGCTTTATCGCCCTTCTCGTCTGCCTGCTTCTTGAACCGGAGCACCGCTTCCATTGCCAGGTCTGCGAGGTATCTTTCCTTGCCCTCTCTGTAGTTCGCGCAGAAGGTGTCCTTGTCGAGGTTGTCATCAAGCATGTAGAATGTCTCGATCCGCGTGTACTCTTCAGCCGTTGTGGCTCTGTGTGTTCTTTCTTCAAATTCTCTCTGTGTCATGGTCTTAAAAAATTTTTCTATATTTGTTTGTTTGTTTGTTGCTAACGAGTGCAAAGATATATATTTGCTTACATATAAGCAAGAGTTTTCGATTTAATTTTAGTAAAATTTTACAACTTTTTCATAAATGACTGATTTTGAAGTATTTATAAAGGCCAACAATCTACAAAAACAGGCCGTCGCCGAGTATCTCGGTGTATCAAGGGCTTTTATAACCCAATTATGCCAGGGATTGCGAGAGCTCCCTTCGGAGCGTCTGGCTTTAATTAAAGCCAACAAGTCCTGGGACACCTCAATGCTCCGCGAAGGAGGCAGCCGGATAAGTGTGGGGAACGTCACAGCCCGGGCGTCGGGCAACGGCTCGGTCGCCACGTCCATAGGCTGTGGTGCCCAGGACTCCCGGACGGAGGAGGTGGCGGAGCTCCGGCGACAAATCGACGAGCTCAAGGCCCAGAACGCCCGGCTCCTGGGCATCATTGAGAAACTGACATCAAACCTGTAAAATCGCCAGACCCTTGCCGAATGAATCCCCGGCGCGGTGCCGGAGAGCTCGGCGTAATTATAAAGTTGTATGATATGGATAGTGATCCCGAACCCACGTTCCTTGCCCTTCTGGCAGAGAACATCAAGAAATGGTCAGCCGTGACCGTCGAGTACCAGCGGCGCAGCGATGAGCGCCTTGAGCGCGCCAGCGATATGGTGCACGGCTTAATTGAAACATCCGGCGCGATGATGAAGGCGTTTGAGTTCGTGTCGACGACGAAGAGCGCCGAAACTGACGCGCTCCGCCGCTGCAACGAGGCGAGCCAGGAGCGCATCGCGTGCCTCGTGCGCGAGCGTGACGCCCTGCGGGACCAGCTCTCGGAGAGCCAGACGGAGGTGCGCAGACTCACGGAGCTGTCGGACGGACTCAGGAAGGTGCTTGTGAGCCTCGTCAAGCCCACACCGGGAGCCACGGTGACGATCGGGGACGTGATGGCCCGCGCGTCCGTTCTCAGAGATTCGGAGGAGGAGGAATCACAATGAAGTACATCACATCAGTCGTTCTCGACCGCGCCACGGCAGACGGGCGGATTCTTAGGTTCAGAGTGAAATGGGACGGGTCCCGAAGCATCGTCTCGATGAACGTCGGCTACAGCGTCAACCCCGACGGCTGGTCGGCCAAGACTTTCAGGTGCCTCCCGCGCACGAATCACGGCCGCAGGCGCGTTCCCGCATCGGAGATAAACGGAGCCATCGTGGCTCTGGAAGAGGCCGCGTCAAGGGCCGCGGCGCGCTTCGACGGCTCGCCGTCGGTGGAGGCGTTCCGCGCCGCGTTCAGGGAAGAGATGGGGATGAAGAAGCCAGCGCCGGAGCGCGGCATCCTGGATGAGCTCCGGACGTTCGTCTCGGCGGAGAGTTCCCGTTCCGGATGGACAATCGGCACCGAGAATGCTTTCCTCGGCCTGAGGAAGCATCTGTCCGCCTTTCTGGCCGGGCACCCTGTCTCAAGCCTCGGGGACTTCGGCGAGCGGGAGTATGTCCAGTTCTGTGAGTATCTGAAATCGTCCGGACTCCGGAACTCCACCGTCGCCGGCATCAGCAAGCGCCTGAGGTGGTTCCTCCGTTGGGGAGGACGTGAGGGGCTGATGGCCTCTACCGACTTCAGCGCAGCCACGCCCCGGATCAAGCAGGCGACAAAGGAGGTCGTGTTCCTGGATCGGGACGAGGTCTTCCGCCTGATGAGGGCCGAGCTCCCAGAGCACCTGGGCAATGTCCGCGATGCCTTCCTCTTCCAGTGCTTCACCGGTCTGCGCTTCTCTGACGTCCGCTCCCTGCGCTGCACCGACATCTCCGACGCGGCCGTGACCGTCACCACCCAGAAGACCGCCGAGCGCCTGAGCATCGAGCTGAACCGCTACAGCCGCGCCATCCTGGAGAAGCACCGGGAGTTCGCGAAGTCCACCGGCCGCCCGTTCCCCATGTGCTGCAATCAGGTGATGAACCGAGAAATAAAGGAGGCGTGTCGTCTTGCCGGCATCGACGCCCCCGTGCACCTCACCTATTATCGCGGCTCGGAGCGCTTCGACGAGACGCTTCCGAAGTGGCAGCTCATCAGCACGCACGCGGGACGCCGCACTTTCGTCTGCCTGATGCTCGGACTGGGCGTCCCAGTGACCACGGTGATGAAATGGACCGGCCATTCGGACTATAAGGCGATGAAGCCCTACATCGCCGTGTCGGATCGGATGAAGGCTGACGCCATGCGCCTGGTGGACTCTCTCTGAGATCGGGGCTTCAGTCCCCATTCTCCAAAAATGGGGACTATTTTTCCGAGTTCGCGGCAATTTCGGGGAATTTGCAGGCGAGGGTCGTCAGTCTTCGGCCCTTTCAAGTCCCTAAAACTCGAACACTTGCAAATCGTTGTAAATCTCTGAAAATCGCTTTTATAGTTCCAACCGGATCACAAGTTGCACTGAATTTCAGCGCATTAAAATCGTAACGGACTAAAAAAGGGACTAAATTCGACTTTTAGCCCCTTTTTTGTTACCTTCTAAAGGCCGAAATAACGACGCGCGTTGAATCCGTGGTCGCGGTCGCAGAGAGCCGCCTTCGCCAGCTCTGCGCAGATGCGGACCTCGTCCTGCGGGACGAATTGCCGGAGCGCTCCCCAATAGTCAGACCATATCATATTCATGACGGCATAGAATGCCCAGTCATTATATTTCGGCTCGTCATCGGACTTGACGCCGGCCTGTGCCGCCGCGACAAACAGGGCCTGCGGGTCCTTCCATCGCGGACCGTGCGACCCGTCGAAATTATCGAAGGCCGCAGTCACGGATTTGGCTTCGCTTTCCGTCAGATATTGGTCATATCTGACCATTACTTCGCATTCATCGGCTACTGCCGCGGCTCTTTCGCCCATGGCTTCCGTCATTTTCATCACGATGGCCAGGCCGCTGTCATTATCGATGCGTTTCCTCAGCAGTTCAACAATGCGCTCGGCTATCTTTTCTTTTCCTGTCTCGTTCATATCGTTCAGCATTTGTTGCAATGCCCGAAATGGGGCACGGGCTTGTAGGTGAATTGCGGAACCGGGGCTACTTTCTTGGGTTCCGTCGTCTTTTCTGTCTTTGCCATAATCTATCGTACAATTCCGCAAAATCCGCAAGAACAAGGCCGAGCCAGTCAGTGAGGTAAGCGAGCGGCATCGCGAGAAGAAGCGTCTGGAGCAAAGGCACGCCTGTAAGCAGCAGTACCGCCACAACCGTCCAGAACACCGTGCATCTCGGGCATCCGGCTATCTCCGAGGCTGTCTCGGCCACCTTCTCTACGAGGCCGAGGTGATGCGCTACCGCTGTGGCGGCTGCCGTAAGAACGGCGATGAGCACCCACCCCATGACCTTACGCCGTTGTGACCGTCAGGGTCAGTGCCGTCTCGGACACGAACGTCCGCCCGCAGTTCCTGCACGGAGAGGCAACAATCGCGTTCACGGTTGTTCCGGCACTCACGGCCACCGACGTCGGCGCCGTAGGCGAGGAGAACGGAATCGTGAATGTGCGGTTCACCGGCTCCGACTCGCCGCAGCAGGCTCCGCACGGATTGTAGGACACGCAGCCCTGCACCTGTATTGTGGCCACGTATTGCGTCTCTCCCACCCGGCTCCATCCGAGCACGTTGAAGCTCGGCACGAACGACGGAGTCTCCTGGGCGCATACGGCGCGGCACAGGCGCTTTGTGAGGTTTACCGAGGCAAAATACGGCGAGGCGGTAGAGCCGGCAGCAAGCGTTGCCGTTATGACCTCCTGGGTATTCTTGCAGTTTCCCATATAATTTCAGGATTTTGTCTTGTTATTCGGCCGAATCTTCATCGCCTTCCGTGCCCGCCGATTTCGGCATGGGAGCGAGACTCCGCTTTATGGAGTCGAGGTCTCTTCTTATTTCGACTATTTCCTTCGATAAATCCACAACATTTCCGTTCACCGCTTCAATGCCGAGGATTATCTGTTCGAAGATGTTAGTCGGATTCCTGCTGTCCATCATTGTCTCAAATACATTTCAACAGCAGCGCTGTGTCCGAACGAGCGGATGGCGCGCGTCACCTTGGAGGCCCTCACGGCCGTTCCTCTGGAACGATGCCAGTTCACGAAGTCGTGCAGAGCCTCCCGCAGGGACTCGGCCTCGTCATCCGACTCGGTATAGACGTAAAATTCTATCTTTTCCGGTTTCATGGCGCTTGACTGTTACGGCAGCGGAGGAATGTCGGAAGGCGTAGATGCGCTTGCGCCGCTTCTCAGTCCCTTCAGTATCTGCCATCCCTGTAATAGTTCATCCCTGTGCTCGCCAAGCCATCCGAACATGTCGCGGGCATAGCCTTTGACCTGCGTCATCGTATCAGGCTTTTCCGGATCCACATCCGGAAGGCTCATGTCCCCCGCGATGAATTCATAGAGTTCACCCGCCTGGCGTATGTCGTTCCGGCAGGCGGACAGACAGGTAAGCTTGAGCGAGAGCTTTGATGTTGGTTTCAGATTTGACAGATCCATTTTCCTCCTGAATAATGCCATAATACTTGTATTTTAAGAGGGGCGCAGAGCGCGCCCCAGACAATTTAGTTGCCGCAGGTATCGCAGCCGCACGGCTGCGGTGCGGAGTATCTCTGAACCTTCAGGAAGCTGTCCGTTCCGACCGCTTTCGAGAGTCCGTTGTTGCTGACGGCAGCGGCGAGAGCGTATGCATCGGCCGCGGCACCTGCCACCGACTGCGAAGTCGGTTGCGCCTGAACGTCGATGTAGCTCTGGATGCTCGGTGTGTTGGCATGCTGCCAGTTTTCGCGTGAGGTCCGCTCCGCGAGAATGTTGCTGTTCAGAGCGCTGAGCGTAGCCGTATTTGCGGCTATCCCTGCCATCGCGCCCGTTGCCCTTGCCTTTGACGCCTGGTTGAGACCCCAGAGCCCCGCGATTGCGAGGAGCAGCGCGCCCCCGCCGAGGCCGGCCGCGAGACCTATGCCGGTGGCAGCCATACCCTTTCCATTTCGACAGCTGTTGTCGCGTTCCCCTTCAAGGAGCAGCGCGAGAATGTTTTCGTCCATTTTGTTTGTGTGTTTAATGGTTCCGCCTCTCAAGCCTTCGGCGGTGTTGGCCCTTTGCGCAATCGGTACGACAAAGATAGGACGAAGGTACATGCCCGCAAATTATCTTGTTTTCTCTTGGTTTTCTTTTCGTTTCAGGTTCGTTTCCAGAATGTTGCCTATCTCGGTTGCATCGCACCTGAACGAGAATGACTGCCGGCAGCGTTCCTGGAACATATTGGCAGATTTTGTCACGCAGTGCCTGTGCTTGACGATGCCGTTGCTGAATCGCACCACGTCGCCCGGAAGTACACCGTACCTAATGAGGTAATGCGCGGCTATGCATCGCGCCTCGACGACTTCGGAGCGTTTTGTTCCTTCGAGAATTTCAGCGCGGCCGATGCCGCTTATATCACTGACAACATCGAGTATGGTTTCGAAGATTTCTTTCTTTGTCATTGCTTTTCTATTTTAAGTTTCTATCTTTGCGGGAGTTCCACATACAAAACGCGGCAATATACAATTTGCCCTCGTCGTGCGGATGCGCATTTCATTCCGTCACGAAGAGAAGCGTCAGCGGAATGAAATCTCAAGCAATGACGAGGGCTTATTTAGAGTCTTGCCCGAAAATAGATGCTTGCAATAATCAATAGAGTTGTGACTCCGGCATAAGCGAGAACCCACCAGACCCATTTGGGCATATAGGGTTTCGGTACTTCTACCGTCACGGGTATTTCTCTTGTCTTGTAGATGACTTCCTGCCTTTCCGGAATCTTTGCCGGGACGGAAAGGGCGGTGCGTTTGTTCTCGATGCTGTGGCGGAGGTGGCCGTCGGTGATTGTGGCGGTGGATGTGGCAAGGGATGTCTCGACGGTGGATGTCGTGTCGGGCGTTGAGATGATGACGGACTCGATCGGGAGTGGCGCGGAGATGATGGTGTCGCGGACAGTCTCGATGCGGGTGACTGTGGTCGTGTCGTGAACGGCAACTGTGACAATGCGCGGGCTGCAGGATGCTATAAGGAGCATCGCATATATGAGCGCTCTCCGTGTCATATCTTCTCTCCGGTATATCTCCGGTTGTAGAGTATCTGTCCGCGCTGCGTTCCGTTCCGCTTGTGGCTGAAATGGACGAATGTCGGATAGAGTATCATCTGGTCGAAGGGCAGCCCGAGGTCGCGGGCTGTGATGGCGAGTTGCCTCACGACCTCGATGTCTCCGTGGCCGTTTCGACCGAACGGACACACGTCTGCGGCTTCGCCCTTGGCGTGTTGAGAGGTCGGGACGCCTCCGACCGCTTTGTTAACCTCCGGACATCGGTAGCCGCTATTAATCGCCAGAGGCTTTCCCCACGCATCTCGGAGCGGCTGTATAACTTTGTCAACGAGTGCCTTGATATTGTCTCGAACCTCCACAGACGCGATTGTGTTCCGGACCTGCATCCCTGGCACGTCCGTTTTCTCAAACTCTTTATAGTCAAAATTTTTGCTAACTGTTCCCATATCTATTCAGTCTTAACTTGTTCGACAATGTTCGTTACGTCTTCGGCGACGGAGACCTTGGTGCCCATCGGAGGCTGGCGGGTGCCACAACCGACTTTCCAACAGCGAACGATGGTAAGCCTCGCCACGTTGGAACTGAGCTTGTCGTTGCGGTCACGCAGGACAGCGATTTCCTTGTAGAGCGAGTCAATTTTGTTGTCCTTGGTCACGAGACGCGCGTCATACTCCGCCTTCGAATCCCTAAACTCCTCGCGCTGCTCCAGAAGTTCCTGTTTCACCTCCTTCACGAGCTCCTGCCACTGGTCGATGGTCTTGCTGACGTTGTCGAGCACGGAGGATGTCTTCTTGTCACCAAGGAGGTAGATTGTAGTGAACGCCCCGGAGCTGATTAGCGTCATTATTATGCTCGTCCAGTCCATCGCGTCACCAAGTTATCAGATAAAGCCACAGGCACAATTGCATGGCGACTGCGCCCACCACCGTAGCGGCAAGATCCGCCTTGTCGTATGCCCCGCCGCGTAGCATGTCCACATACTCTTTGCCCGCCCCGACGAGGACTCCGGCAGTAAAGGCGACCGGAGCGCAGTATGGCACGAGGGCAAACGCCGCCGTGACTGCCATTCCTGCTATGACGTGCATGTACTTATCCGCGCCGAAGCCTGTAATCCACGAATACGCGCGAACAATCGCATCTGCCGCCTTCTTCAAAAATTCAATAATCCTTTTCATCTTGCTTTGCTTTTTATCGCTCAACTTCAGCCTCTTTGAAAAACTTCGCGCTCTTTTCCTTGACGATTACTTCCGCGAACACGTCGCCGTTGCGCGTGTCGACTATTCCGTTGGGTGAGGAGAGCCTTACATAGCCCTCCTTTACACCCTCAATGTTCATTCTGTTCATATCATTCCGGTGTTACGTTAGTTACTTCCGTTGCCTCAGCCTCAAGCCGGACGGCGAGTTCCGCCATCTTTGTCTCGTTGGCATTGTACTCCTTGTTGGCAGCGACATAGGCCGCGTATTCCGAAGGGTAGTCGTGCTCGAACGAGCGCCCAAGCTTGGAGCACTTGACCGCGTGGTCGTCACTCCTCCTCATGACCGACAACAGCTCAAGCTGTCGTTCTTCCAGTCTCTGGATTTCTTCTCTTGTGCTCATTTTCGTATTGTTTTAACAGATTATACTTTCTGACGACACGCCTTCTATGCGTGTACTCCGGGCGCGGAACTATGCAGACGCGCCGTGTGTCGAAACGGACGAAGCGGTGCCATTCCGGGGGAAGGGCTTCCCATATCCTCCATGCCTGCGCGTGGCCGTTCACTTGACGACAAAGCCCGATGTACGAGTTAAGAGAGGAAAGCAGCGCATCTATCCTCGATTCTCTGATGTCGCCGTTGAACTCCCGTGCCTTCCGAACGCCACGGTTCACGATGCGGCGGTTGACACATACACGATCCATCCTTATGTGCGCTCCGAGGCATTCTAAACCCTTTGTATAGTGCTGACAGTAGAACTTGTCCTCATTCAGTCGTGCTCCAAGAGTGGCGAGTTTTCGTCGCAGTTCAGGGATGAGCGCGAGCGTCATCGCCTTGTTGTTTGTGACTATAGTAATGTCGTCCACGAAACGTTCGAAGCGGATACCCTCTATCGAAGCAAGCCACTCGTCGATTTCGTGGAAGTACCAGTTGACAGCGTTCTGCCAAATGAGGAACCCTATTGCCGCGCCCGTACCCTCTGGCTTCGTGAAGAGACTCTTTGCAGGAGGTATGAGAGCGCGTTCCTCTGGCGTGGAGAGGATATGACAATGCGCCGTTGGGTTGCTGAAGATGCAGACTTGAAGGATGTATAGAAGCTCGTCTTTGTCGCGGCCATGATAGCCACTCTCTATCAGTTCCCGCAACTGAGCGTATGCGATGTCCTGGCTGATGTTCGGAAAACATCCCTTAAGGTCGAGTTTTATTACCCATGTGTCGTTCCGTGTGAATCCGGCACTCATCTCGTATATGTCGGAGATTACGGCATTCTGGCAGGCCTTCTGCCCCATACCGATGCGGTTGTTGAAGGTGTGGGGCGAAAGCCGTCTTTCAAGCAGCGGACGCAGGCGGATGTCGAGGTAGTGGTGGAGAACTCTTGTGGCCATGTCGGACGCGAACACTTCGCGTGGTTTCGGAGTCATGGTTACAAATGTGTAGGCGGTCGGCCGCAGGCGTCTGCCGATGATTTCATTGTACAGGGCGAAGCAGTTCGCCTCCCAGTGCAGTTCGAAGTCTGTCTGGTCGGCCGTCCTACGCTTATTAGAGCGGGCAACAATGTATGCGTCAATTATGTCCTGTAGTTCAATCATTGCGTCTTCCTTATTTGACTTTGTTTCAGTTCGAGACGGGGAGGGACTGGAGCCGGTTGTACATGTCGTTGTTGTTGAAGTAACCGGTGTCACCGTTCGCGTACCAGGCGTTGTTGCCGTTGTACCGGACGCAAGACCAGAAGTTCCTGCCCCTGTGCGCGTATCCTCTTCTGTCGGTGTGAATGACACCCGCGCACCTCTAAAATCTGTCAGCTGCCGCAACCTTGCCCCAGCCGGGGCGCATCGGATGCGGTCTTGCCCTTTGCGAGCGACGACCGCCACCTGCACATGTCGCTATCTATCTTTGCAACGAGCTCAACAATCTCGATTTTGCGGGAGTTCACCGTCTCGTCCGGGGGCACACCGATGCTTCCGTCCGAAAGGAAGGTGGGCTTCGGCTTGCGCTTGGGGAATTTGATGATGTTCTCCCCGATGGCGGCAGTGAGGTCGGCGCGGAACACGGAGAACCACATCGCGGACTCGTCGGCGGCACGGAGTTTCTCCCTTGGATCGTGGTTCTCGTATGAGTACGTGAACCACATTGTGACCTTCATTAGAGTCTGCACGAGCGGTGTCCCGTAGATTATTCTATCGGCCTTATTCATCATGAACTGGCACTGGTACACCAGCCTCCTCAGCCTCATAAGGTCGTGGAGCGTTCCGGAACTTCTCTGTCTGCTGTCGTGTCGCTGCATCTCGTTGTTGTTTTCGTTGCTTTGTTTATGGTTATTCTTATAGTGTGCCCGCGTTGCCGACGGGCACACCAATGGTTAATTTCAAAGGATTGCCTCCGGCAATCTATAGAGCGAGACGGGGAGGGACTGGAGCCGGCTGCACATGCCGCCGTAGCCGAAGTAACCGGGGCCACCGAACGCGCACCAGGCGCCGTCGCCGCCGCACCGGACGCAAGACCAGAAGTTCCTGCCATTCGACACAGCGTCGCCGCCCATAACCCAAAGAACCTTATTGAGAGCGTCGGCATCGCGGTTCGCCGAGGTTCCGTGCTGAACCGGTCCGAGGATGGAGGCAAGGTGCTCGGCGGTTGGGAGAAACCAGTCCGAGATGACGGAGCAGTCCGGGGAGGTCTTCGCGTAGACGGCCGCCGAACAAAGGGTCTGCGGAGTTCCATCCGCGAGGGTGAAGGTCTTTGCTGCGAGGATGGCGGTGCGCTCCTTTCCGTTACGTATGCCCATCGCACCGAAGTCCGTCGGTGTCACGACCATGTTCGCCTTGAGGTAGCGCAGCCAACCCTCTTCGCCCTCGCCGTAAACTGAGCGCAGGAAAGCGCAGTGGTCGCTCTGGTACTGCGACCTACCCAGATAGCCTGGGAGGCAGATCGGATAACTCGTCTTTACGTTCGTGACATCGGTTGATGGATTGTATGCCGTGGATGCATTGTCGTTACGGAAGTAGGCTATCGCCCTCTGAAGGTTGTGGATGCTGCCCTCTCCGTTCCCATTGCCGTTGCGTCGCAGCATGTAGTTGCTATAGGTCACGTCCGGCATTATTTCGGGCGAGAGCGTGAACCCAGCTTTACCGGTATTGTACGACCACTGCTGCCAGAACTCGTAGCTGCACCCTATGTAGACTTCCCCGTTGCTGTCGTCAACTCTCGCAAACCACTTTTGAGTGGTGAAGATTGCCGTGGCCGCAAAGAAAGCGTTGAGAGCCGTGACCAGCCCGGCTTTGTCGGAGGCGGTGTATGTGACCGTGAAGTCGGTGATCGCCGTCGCGGATGAACTCTCGCGTATCGAGAGGACACCCGTATGCTCTGCACCGTCGAGGGTATAGCCGGTAAGCTTGTATTCGATGCGCTCGCGCCACTTCTGCACGGCGTTGTGCTTCCACACCACGAGGACTTCCTTTCCGAAGCGTCCGCCTACCGCACCTATGGTCTCGTATGTGTTAGAATCGAGCGCCGTCGGGTCGAATGATTCCGATGTTATGAATTCCGGTTTTCCGGTCGCGAGGTTGCCAACTACCGCATCGCCCCACACGGGGTTCTTTGTGAATATGTTGTTCGTTGCCATATATATCTGATTTTAGCTGTTAATCCACTTGAGATCCCATTCGCCGTCTCGCGCCGCGATGTAACGCCCGCCCGACGCAGCGGTGGTGTCGACATACTGCTGTCCGATGGCGGAAGGCTTGCCGTTCCAGTTATAACCCTCTCCGGTGTCCGGGTTGTATTGATTCCAGTTGTCCGGAACGATGGACTCCTTCGGGGTTCCGGCGCCGAAGAGTATCGGCGGCTGACCACAGAGAAGAGGGAGGGCGCGGTCGTCGGGAGGCGCAACTTGGCTCATCGTGCGGTCAAGGTCAGCGCGGTTTGTGGCGGCTGCGGTCTCGACCGATGAAAGACCGGACTGAAGGCTGGCGACATCATCGGCCGCAGAGTCGACCTTCTTCCGCAGGTTGCTGATTTGTGTGGCGATAGAGGCCTTCGTGCCGTACCTGCGCACAAGCAGCGTCGTGGCTTCCGGCACGTCGGCACGGTAGCAGACGAGCACGTCGGAGTATGCCTCCATAGCCTCGAAGCATACATAGCCGCTTTGGGCGATGTCGGTGCTCATGGCCGAGAACAGCGGCAGGTATTCAATCCTTTCAGTTCCGGATGTAGTCGTGGTCTTGATTCGTGCGACGAAGAGAGCCACGCCTGGCTTCATCTTGTCGGAGCCGCCCATATACAGCTCGTAGGTGTTACCGACAACCACGGCACCGACCGACGCGATATTGAAGTCCGCGTCGTCCACGAACACGCCGTCGGCATTGATGTACTTGCCTGTCGTCTCCGCCGTCATGGCCACCGACGGCTGCGGCTCGTACTGCCCGAGGTCGCGTTCGAGGGAGGAGACGCGGCCACTCACCTCACGGGCCTCTGTCGCTGCCTCGTTGGCGTTGGCTGCCGCGGCGTTGGCGGAGGCTGTGGCTGTTTCGGATTCTGTCTTGAGTCGTCCGAATTCTGAGACACGACTCGTTTCGGCCTGGTCGCGGCTCTTTTCTGCTTCTGCCCTCGCGCTTTCAGCAGATTGCCGCTGGAGTTCATTTCTCTTCGTCTCCTGCTCGGCTTGCTTAGCCTTGTCGCCCTGTTCCTTTGCATAGGCCGCCTGAAGAAGGGCCGCTTTTGCAGCTGCGTTTGCCGGCTCTTGAAGCCAGTTTATGAAGTCTTCCTCCGTGTCATGTCCCGGCTCCGGCTGATATGCGTTAAGCCAGGACTGATAAGCGGAATCTCCGGTGTCACCTTTATCTCCCTTGTCGCCCTTTTGTCCGTCAATGACTATCGGTGTGCCGTTGCGATCGCGCATCCGCGAGCTACCTGTGCCATCGATAACTCGAAGCGTACACCTGTTGGCTCTCATCGTCTTACGTGCATAGCCGAACGCCTCCGCATTCTCGCTGAGGTATTCCATCACTTCGGACATGTACCCGTCAGCAGTCGTGAACGCCTCCCTGTATTGCCTCTGCCTTTCGGCTCTCTCAGACTCCGCACTGTTGTCTTCGGTCTTGATTACGGCGCCGAAGCGAGTGCTCTGAATGTTCCCGTCGCGGATGATTCGGGCGTAGGCATAATAGGCGAGCGCCGTCCGGAGTCCGGTGAGGTACCTGACGGTTCCGTCCCTCTGTCGCCATTCGCCTCCATCCAGGAGAGTATCATATGCTGCGGGTACCTCGTCCCGCGTTATCTGCAGATACAGGGCATCTCCTATTTTCGGCTTTATGTCTTGACGTTCAGCCTCCGCTATCAGGGAAGCAGCTATGCTCTCGTCTGCATGACAAGTCCGCGCGAGCGCATTGATATCGCTTAATGCAATGATTGCTTTCATTATGTTACTTGGCGTTTACGGTGGCACTTGATGGTGTGTAAACTTTCGGCAATATAGCAAGCCCTCGTCGGTCAGCGGCTGCAGGAAGGTCCCCGCTCCAAAGGGACAGCAATCGCAGGTATGACTCGGTCAATTTGTTCTGGAGCTTCACGCACTTGTTGGCATAATCTTCAGTAATGTCATGCACAAGGGTTCCGCTGAATCCCACCTTGCCGTTTCGGAGGCTTAAGAAGCCCTCTTGCTGGAAGGCGCTGTAGATGCAGTCCTTGAGTTCCGATGCCGTGGCGGTGAACTCCTTGTCGATGTTCTCCCCCTGAATCTTGATGAATTCCGGTTTGTCTTCCGAGCTTTCAATGGTGAAGTCCATGATCTTGAGGGCGTTGTTGTCGCCCTGAAGCTGTCTCAGCTCGTCGGAATAGTAGCCCTCAGTTTCAGGAGAGCTATAATAACCTTCGTCCTCCGCCCCGGGTTGTCCCTGCCCCTTGTAATGCACCCACGCCCCGGCAGGGATGAAGTTCATTCTTGCATTCCTCAGCATGAGGTTGCTCAGGCCCTCGTCGGTACTGAGGTCGGTGAGAATGCTGTCGAAGGAGGCGAGCGGGTACTCCATGTAGCCGCTTCGGCTGAAATAGTACACCTGTCCCTTATAATACTGGGGACCGCCGGCATCTTGCATCTGCTCCAGGGCCTGCTTCGGGTCGAATACATTGATGTAGTCGACGTTCTCAGCCTTAACCCTCACAGGTCTGCCGTTCCGTGTCAGTCGTCCGGTCCAGTCGGGATGAATGGCAACCCTCAGTATATTCCCGTCATCGTCAGGCTCGCAAAGCCTGATGTTCTCGAACGGCACGTGCTGAAGCTCCGTGATCTGCCCGAACACGTTGTAGTTGACATGAATGGCATAGCCGTTGAATGCTGCGAGGTCGTAGGCGAGCAGCGAGTGCAGGTCATTCAGAGTCTCGCCCTTCCTGTTTATCGCCAGTGACGCCAGAGCCTGATTCCGGATTCCATTACCCTCCAGATAGTCCTGGTACCGCTTCAAGCAGCCATAGCCGGTCTTGGAGTTCTGGATGATGGCTATCGCGTTCTGCGGGTACAGGTTGTCTATGTCGTAGGACTTGATGCCCAGTTGACTGACATATCTCGGAGTCAGCGAGGCCTCTGCTTTCGGAAGGTCAAGAGT